CGATTCAAACTACTTTGATGCGGAGTATCAAGGAGTGCCGAAAAACGGTTATTCCTGCATGGTAGAGAACATGCTGAAAGGCATTGATGTGGAACTTCGGACAGACTTTCTCAAAAAGAGGAATTCGCTTGAAGCAGCTGCAGACAAGATCATCTTCACGGGGCCAATAGACGAATACTTTGGCTTCTGCTTTGGCCCTCTGGAATACAGAAGCGTGAGATTTGAGGCCGAAATACTGGATAAGCCAAACTTTCAGGGTGTAGCCGTGATGAACTACACGGACAAAGATACTCCGTGGACAAGGATCATCGAGCACAAGCATTTCACTTTTGGGAAACAGCCCAAAACCGTGATAAGCAGAGAATACCCGGAAGAATGGAAGCCGGGAAAAGAACCTTTCTATTCGATCAACGACGAACAAAACAACGCTTTGTACCACAAGTACGCAGAATTGGCAAAGGCGGAGAAGAAAACAGTCTTCGGAGGAAGGCTTGCTGACTATCGCTATTACGACATGGACAAAGTGGTCCAAAACGCTCTTCATTTTTCCCTCCAATGTGATGCCACACGACGGATGCGCTACTCTACAGCGTTGGGCTGAAACAATCCGGGCCGGTGAAAATCCGGCATACTTACACGCGGAGGAATCGGCATGGAAGATACAGAGAAGATCCCGGTGTTTCTCAAAATCATAAACGGGAAAACGGTCTGCATCTGCCATGCAAAAGACAAAGGCTGCAAGCAGAACTGTCAGCGTGATATTGTCAGCCGAGATAAATTCGACGGATGGAAAAACACGCTCTATCGAAACCGATACGGAAGGTGATGGTGTGGCGAAAGGCAAATATCAGGACTGGCTGACTGACGATAGCCTTTTGCTTGTACAGGGCTGGGCGCGAGACGGTCTTAAAGATGAACAGATAGCTGCCAATATGGGAATCGCTTATTCTACGTTCAGAGAATGGCGAGACAAATATTCGGCACTATCAGCAGCATTAAAAAAGGGAAAAGCGCCAGTAGACTATGAAGTTGAGAACGCGCTGCATAAAAGAGCACTCGGCTATACGGTCACGCTCAAAAAGCCGATCAAGGTCAAGACCAAAAAGCAGCTGAAAGACAAGGGCCTGATCGAAGAGGAACACATCGAATATGCAGACGAAGAGGTCTATATCCCTCCGGACACAGCGGCTCAAATCTTCTGGCTTAAGAACCGGAGACCGGACAAGTGGAGAGATAAACCGGAATCCGCAGAGAAAGAAGCGATCCAGGACGACGGCTTCCTCGCTGCTTTGAGCGGGACGGCTGCGGAGGACTGGGCCAATGAAGGGTAAACCTGTATTCCACTTCAAGCCATTCAGCAAGAAGCAGCGAATGGTGCTGAACTGGTGGACGGAAAAGAGCCCCGTAAATGACAGAGATGGAATCATAGCGGACGGCGCGATACGCGCGGGAAAAACGCTATGCATGTCTCTGTCATTTGTTTTTTGGGCCATGTCCAACTTCGAGTATGAGAGCTTCGCCATGTGCGGCAAGACGGTCGGCAGCTTCCGGCGAAACGTTCTGTTCTGGTTGAAGCTTATGCTGTACAGCCGCGGATATAAATGCGAGGACAAACGCAGCGAAAACCTTGTAGTTATATCCAAGGACGGAATCGAGAATTACTTTTATATCTTCGGTGGCAAGGACGAGCGTTCACAGGACCTGATTCAGGGCATTACGCTGGCCGGCGTGTTTCTGGATGAAGTCGCGCTCATGCCGGAGAGTTTTGTCAACCAGGCGACAGGCCGATGCAGTATAGAGGGATCCAAGTTCTGGTTCAACTGCAACCCGGAGTTTCCTTCGCATTGGTTTAAGGTTAACTGGATCGATCAGGCAGCAGCGAAGAATCTGCTGTATCTGCACTTCACGATGGACGATAACCTCAGCCTGTCGGAGAAGGTAAAGGAACGATACAAGCGCATGTACACCGGCGTGTGGTACGAGCGTTTTATTTTAGGGCTTTGGGTGCTTGCCCAGGGCCTTATTTATCCGATGTTCCAAGAGGCTATAGAGGAACCGCCAGAGGATAAAAAGCCGAGCGAATACTGTCTTTCTGTAGACTACGGCACCATGAATGCCTTTGCCGCGATCCTTTGGGCCAAGTATGGAACGATATGGTGGGCGATCCGGGAATACTACTACTCCGGGCGAGATAACGGAAGCCCAAAGACGGACGAAGAATATGCGCAGGAGCTCGACGAATGGCTTGCCGATCTGTACGAGCCGGACGAGGAAACGGGGATTGCGCGATTCAATTCATATTCGCGGCTGCAGGTCATCGTTGACCCGTCTGCCGCGTCTTTTATTGCGCTGATCAACAAGCGAGGAAAGTACAAAGTCCTTCATGCAAACAATGCCGTGCTTGACGGAATAAGAGAAACGGCTACGGCGCTGAAGACGGGGAAGATCAAGGTCTCACCTGCTCTGAAGAACTGGAAGCGTGAAGCAGAGGGCTATGTTTGGGACGAAAAGGCCGGAGACGATAAGCCGGTTAAAATCAATGACCACGCTATGGACAGCACTCGCTATTTCGTAAAAACCAAGCATGTCTGCATGGTGAAGAGAGAACATAGTTCAATGTTGAGGTGAAGAAATGCTGACGTACGAAGATTTCCTTGCATGCGGTGAGGACGAGGCCAAGAAAAGAAATTTTATAACAACCGCCATAAGCGAACATGTAAACAGCGAAGCGTATAGAAAAGCAATCGAAGCACAGGCGTACTACGACGGCGAGAATCCGACGATCAACCACTATGAAAAGCTCCTGTATGACATGCAGGGCAAGGCTCATGCCGACATGTGGAGTGCCAACCATAAGATAGCTTCGCAGTTCTACACGAAAGCGGTCAATCAGGAAGTCGCATATCTTCTCGGCAATGGCGTGAGATTCAGCAACAACAACACCAAGGAAAAACTTGGAAAAACGTTCGATCAACGCGTCATGCGCGCGGAAATCTACGCGCGTATTGCCGGCCAGTCCTATGGGTTTTGGAATTTTGATCATGTGGACGTCTTCAAATTCAGTGAGTTTGTTCCGATCAAAGGAGAGGAAACAGGCGCGATCATGCTCGGGATTCGTTTCTGGCGGCTGGCGCCGGAAAAGCCGATGCGCATTACCCTTTACGAGCTCGACGGCTTCACCGAATACAAGCAGGAAAAGAAAGGCAACCTTGAAATCTTCAAGGAGAAGCGGGCCTATAAGATCAAGACGGTCAAGACGGAAGCCGGGGACGTTGAGATCCAGGAAGGAGAAAACTACGAAGGATTCCCGATTGTTCCTCTGTACGCCAACGAAGAACATAAGTCCTCTCTGAATGGCAAGCGTAATACGATCGACGCTTTGGATATCGCCCGCAGCGGCATGGTAAACAACGTGACGGAGGGCGAGCTGATCTACTGGGTCTTGACCAACTGCGGCGGGATGGATGATTTGGATGATGCTCAGTTCATCGAAAGGCTCCACACAACGCATATCGCCCATGCGAACGGTGATGCGGATGCGAAAGCAGAAGCACATACCATAGAAGCCCCGATTAATGCGTCAAAGGTCACCGTCGATGATCTTCGACAGTCTCTGTACGACGACTTTGATGCGTTCGACGCAAAGGCTGTCACAGCAAGCAATCAGTCTGCCACCGCCGTCAAGGCTTCCTATGTTCCCCTTGATCTCAAATGTGACATTGTCATAGAGCCGCAGGTCACCGAGTTTATTCTTCGCATTCTGGAACTGGCCGGAATTGATGACGAACCAACATATCAGCGCAATCAGATCATCAACAAAAGCGAAGAAACTCAGACGCTTATCATGCAGGCGCAGTTTTTCACGGAAGAGTATATTCGCGAAAAGCTCCTTGCCATTAACGGCGACATCGACATGCTCGATGAAATAAACCAGCAGATAGATGCGGAAAACGTCAAACGCCTTAAGGAAGCGGAGGAACGTCTTGCCGAGCTTGAAAGCGAAAAAGCGGCACAGAGTGGGAAAGAAAGCACTCCGGTCGAGGCAGACAATGAGGAGGACGCTGATGCGTAATGGCTGACGCAGGCCACAAGCTGACAGACGCAATGCTGAATGCCTTGGAGCGAAGGATCGCGGACGAGTATGCTGTTGCGAACCGTGACGTGATGAAGAAACTCCAGGATTACTTAGAGTCTTTTGATGCCGGCATGAAGAAGCAAAAGGCGCTTCTTGATGCCGGCAAAATAAATCAGAAGAGCTATAACGACTGGGTATACCGTCACACGATGATGGGGAAGCGCTGGGAGAAAATGCAGCGCACGCTTGCACAGGACTACGCCAACGCGAACAAGATCGCGCTGAAGATGGCCCGAGACAAGATGCCGGACGTGTATGCGCTCAACGGCAACTATGCCACGTACATGATCGAGCACGGCGGCAAGATCGACACAGGCCTGACGCTGTACAACCACGACACATCCGAGTATCTGCTCAAAAAAGAGCGAACTTTGATGCCTGGTCCGTCTGCAAGGAAAGCGCGCGAGATTGCGGCGAATAAGGATCTTCAATGGAACATGCAGAAGATCCAAAGTGCCGTTCTGCAAGGCGTGCTGCAGGGCGAATCCCCCTATGAAATCGCGAAGCGTTTAATGAGCGTCGGGGAAATGAATTACAACGCCGCAGTCCGCTACGCGCGGACGATGACAACAAACGCGCAGAACGCAGGGCGCTATGAAGCTTTTCGCCGTGCTGAAAAGAAGGGCGTGCACCTGACGATAGAATGGCAAGCCACGCTGGACAACCGAACGCGGCACGAGCATCGAATGATGCACGGCCAACGGCGAAAGGTGGACGAGCCGTTTATTGTGGACGGCGTTCAAATTCTATGGCCCGCTCAGACGAGCTACGGCGGGGAAACGATACCGCAGCAGATGATCTGGAACTGCAGATGCACGCTTCTGTCGTGGGTCGAGGGATTCGAGGGAGATACTGTCAAGGACAGTCCTGACATGGACGGGCTCAGCTTTGAGGAATGGCTGGAAATGAAGGAGCCGTAAATGGAAGTCACGATCAAAGACAATTCCGACAAGGTTCTGGAGGCTTTCCGTCAGCAGCTCGAAGCGGCGCTTGAAGCGATAGGAAACCAAGCTGTCTCACATGCCAAACAAAGCATTACAGAAGCGGGGCGCGTCGATACCGGCGCGCTCCGTAACAGTATCAGCCATCAAGTGGAGATGGGCGAGGATTCCGTCTATATCGGCACCAACCAGAGCTACGCCCAATACCACGAGTTTGGGACAGGCATCTATGCCGAAGGCGGCGGCGGCAGACAAACGCCGTGGTTTTACGTGGACGCGCACGGCGACGGTCATTGGACGCGAGGCGTGAAGCCGGTGCATTTCCTCAAAAACGCCGTTGCAGATCATCAGGAGGAATATGGCTCGATTGCCGAGTCGATTTTGAAAAACAACTGATCAAAATGCCGCGAAGCACAGCGGCTTTTGAATAAAACAATCGTGGCCGAAGAACTGGCCCCAAAGAAAAGGAGATTGTGTCATGGCACTTACCCGTAAGTTCTTGCAGGCTCTTGGCATCGAGGACAGCAAGATCGAATCCATTATCGATGCACATACCGAGACGGTGGACGCGCTGAAGAAAGAGCGCGACGCCTACAAAGCCGAGGCCGATAAGCTTCCCGAGGTACAGGCGAAGCTTGACAAGGCGCAGGCAGCCGCGAAGGACAGCGGCGAGTATGACAAGCTCAAACAGGAGTATGACGACTACAAGACTGAGGTCGCCAAAGAAAAGGCGCTCGCCGCCAAGAAGTCCGCGCTGCGCGAGATCGCGAAGGACGCCGGGCTGTCTGAGGCTGGTATCGCAAAGGTCTTGAAGTATCACGACTACGACAAGATGGAGCTTGACGACAAGGGCGCGGTCAAGGAAAAGGCCGCACTCCTGAAAGGCCTCAAAGAAGAGTGGCCCGAGTACATTCAGACCACCGAAACCAAAGGCGCAGAAACCGCCACTCCGCCGAGCGGCGGCAAGCCTGCCAGAAAAACCGTAGAGGAAATCATGGCGATCGAAGATGATGCCGAGCGACAGGCAGAGATCGCCCGAAATCTTGACCTCTTCGGTCAGTAAAGAAAGGAGCTATCAATGGCAAACGTTACTACCTCCGCTGAAACCAAT